ATTAGATAATCGAGCCAAGATGTTCAAGCAGACAAAAGGGGTGGGAGGCAGACCGAAAGGTCCCCATTTCTAAAAGCTTGGAACGTGCCTAAGACTTGGTTTGCCACGGGAGGAGCGGGATGAGTAATCACCCGCCCACATTATCAAGGTAGCCCCACGGGGCGGCTCTGGGACATGGGGAAAGACCGTACGGCAAACCTTCCATTTCGGTAAAAGCGTCGGAAGCGCGAAATCGCTCCGGGGAGTTCAGGCATTTACTCCTGTTAGTCGCTGACTGCCGATTCCAATTTGAGACACCTACCAAGAGTGGGATGTCTTGGGCCAACCTTACGGGGTTGGCTCTTTTTGTTGGTGGAGGCGTTGACAGCCGCCAATCTACATGCCCGCAAACGGATTATTTGTCGGTCTTCCCAAAGCCACGATTGAAGCCATCCGGGACAAGGCGGTTACGTTTATCCTAGAAGGCAAGACTATCATGAGTTACGGGGATGGTTCCACAAATGCCACGAAACAATTTGCGATGCCCCCGCAGCAGATGTTGCAGGAGGCAAATTACGCCTTGCTCCGCCTCGAAGGACGCACCAGAGGTCTTTACACGAACTACAATCGTCTCGTTGACCGTTAATGCCCCTCGAACCCCAGCCTAATCAGAAGCCGCCCGGACTCGTCGACCGACTCCGTATCAGCTTGTCTAACATCCTGAAGCCCAAAGCTTATCAGGGTGCTTTCGAGGCGACCCGCTACTCGGTTCACAGGACGCGTATTGACGCTCCGCAACCGACGGACTTCAGGCAGGAGATGTCTGGTTCGACCCGGCGTGAGATGGTGCGCCTATCGCGCTGGCTGGAAAAGAACAACGGCCTCTACAAGCAGATGATTAAGGATACCGCCATCTACACGGTGGGCGAGGGTATCATGCTTCAAGCTTTGGGCGGGGATTATGATTGGCAGACGGTAGTGGAAGCCGAGTGGGAACAGGAGTGCCTGAACCCGGAAGTGGCTGGACGATTCTCGATGCTGGAGTGCCTATTCATCATTTGTGAGGCGCTGGACAGAGATGGGGAAATCTTCGCCATCAAGTGCAAGACGAAGAACGGCGGCCCCAAGTTCCAGATTATCGAGACTCACCGAATCGAGACTCCCCCGGACATGGCGTCCAACACGGACATCTTCGATGGTATCAAGTTTGACAAGTTGGGCAGGCCGATAACCTACTATGTGAAGCAGATGGACAGCAAGTATCAGCCGATACCTGCTGCATCTATGATGCACATCTTTGATGCGGAATATGCCTCGCAGAGCCGAGCTTACCCTCCGCACCAGCACGCAATTAACAACTTGCGCGACGAGATGGACCTATTGGCGATGGAAAAGGTCGCCGTTAAGGACAATTCCCGCACAAGTCGCATCCTTAAGGTCGAAGACCCGAAGATGGACATTGGTGATGTCGGTCTTGGTCAGCCGATGGGCGAAGGCAGCTCAACGACCGTAAACACCGACCCGGATGCGATGAACCGTATCCTTGGTGGTGTTACCGCAGTCTTACAAAATAATGAGTCACTTGTTTCTTATGCGTCGGCTCGTCCTTCGTCGGCGTTTGCGGGCTTTATCGACCACCTTCGTCGAGATTCAGTTATGGGCGGCCTCCCCTACGAGTTCGTCGCTGACCCAACTCGTGCTGGCGGGGCCTCCGTTCGCTTGGTAGTTGCGAAGGCAGCTCGCTTTTTCACGCATCGTCAGACGGTGGTCATCAACAGATTCTTACAACAATACTTCCAATTCTGGTTGGGAATCAAAATCGAGAAGAAGGACATCCCCAATGCAAAGAATTGGTGGAAGACCGAGTGGGTGTGCTGTAAGTCGGTCACGGTGGACGCCGGCAGAGAGGGGCAAAACGAAAGAGCCGACCTTGATATGGGTCGCATCCCGCCGTCGGACGATTTCCAATCGCGTGGCTTTGGCTTTGAAAAGACCATCCGCAAGAACGCAAGGGACTTTGCCTACATCTCGAAGGTGTCGAAGGAAACAGGCGTTCCAGAGGACAAGCTTTGGCGCAAGACCCCGATGGGCGGTGCGCCCGGAATGGGTGGCGCTCCCGGAGCAGGTGGTCCGAAGGTCATTCCCGAAGGTGCTATGGGCGTGGTTATGCCCGGACCGAATGGCCAGCCGCAGATTGTGCCTATTGACCAGATACCGGGAGGCGATGAGCAAGGCCCGGCAAGCGACCCGCTTGCCAATCACGACCCAGAGCTCGACCCGCCGTCGCATCAGGGCGGTTGGGTTCCGACAAATAACACCGATACCTCTGTTGACACATTGCCAAAACAGAATCCCGGTCTTTCCCGTAACCGAGAACAACCTTACCAAAGATGATTAGAAGCGACCTAACTTACGCCCTGTCTACGGGAAAACCCCTTCTCATCGACCCGATTAAGGCGAAGTCGTTTCTGGCAAACGCCAATTCCATCTTGTCCAACCCTGACCTTGCATACCTCCTTTCCCAGCATGTAGCTGGAAAGTCTTATGATGCGAAGCAGGATGTGGGACCTAAGGGTAAGAGATTTGCTCCGAAGGCGGATGATGATGATTTTGGCGATACCGGCATTGCGGTATCCACCAAGCCTTATGTCCGGGATGGCATTGGTATTATCCCGGTTCGAGGGGTCATCGGCAAGACGCTTTCGGCACTGGAAGCCATGCTGGGGTGCGCGGACATCGACACGATTGCCAAGACCCTAGATGAGTGGAAGGACAACGATAACATCTTTGAAGTCATCCTTGCCATTGATTCTGGCGGTGGTTCTACCACCGGATTGGAAGAATTAGCCAAGAAAATCCGCAATTATGAAAAGCCGACCATCGGCTTCTCGGAGTCGGATATGGGTTCGGCAGCTTTCTGGATTGGTTCGCAGTGCAAGCGCCTAGTGGTGACGCCGAGCTCCTCCGTTGGGGCATGTGGCGTCTATATCACGATGAACGACGACCGGAAGAAGTATGAAAAGGAAGGTCGTGAGGTCGTGGTCATAAAATCCGGCAAGTATAAGGCGGCAGGGGTGGAAGGCACCTCGCTTACGGATGACCAGATGAAGAGCCTACAAGAGGAAGTAGACGAATTGCATAACCGGTTCATCCGGGACGTCACTTCCGTCCGTCAATTTGCCAAGCTGGATGACCTTCAGGGTCAGTCCTTCTATGGCGATAAGGCCGTCGCACGCGGACTTTGCACGGGATTGGTGGACTCCTTCGAGGACCTCATCACCGACATCAAGAACACCAGAAGGGTGGCACACCGCACGACTCTTCCGGGACTTTACAATCCTATATATCCGTCGTCTATGGACGGCATCCAGCCTTACCAAGGTTGACAATTTCAAATCTTTAACAATCCCAAACTATGAGCAATAAGTCCGTCGAAACCCAACTCAAGGAAGCCATCGAGGCCTCCAAGCAGACCCTCGCCCTTTCTGAACAGGTGACTTCGCTCGCCGCGGAAAAGGAAGCGCTTTCCAAGCGCCTTGCCGACATCGAGACAACCCTTTCTGCTCCCAAGGCAGAAGCCCCGGTTGCCACCGACCCCCTTATCATCGCCAAGCTCGGTGAACTCCTCGCTGAACGTGAAGCATCCTCCAAGATGCTGAAGGCGCTGGCCGAAAAGACCGATGCCGCCCTTGCCTATGCTGCCAAGCTTGAGAAGGAAGCCGCTACGAAGGCCGACCTCAATCAGTATGTGAAGCAGAAGCGCGAAGAAGGCGAAGAGGGCGAGACTCCTGCCGAGAAGATTAACGAATCCGGCAAGAAGAAGGGCGTGAAGGATGGCGAAGACGATTTCGTGTATGAACCCGTAAAGCAGAAGTTTGGTGCTAAGGGCAAGAAGGCATCCAAGGCCGACGATGAGGAAGCCCCTGAAATGGACCAGTCCGAAGACGAAGCTTGCGATTGGGAAAAGCCTAAGTCCAAGGGTAAGGCCAAGGCCGCCAAGGTTAAGGCCGATGATTGCGATGATGGTGAGTGCGACTACGGCGACCTTGACGACGAGGAAATCAACCTCATCAAGCAGTATCGCAATTCGTCCAAGACGACTGCGAAGCCTAGTGCTGATGCTACTCCTGCGAAGCCCTTCGACGAAGAAACCAAGAACTTTGACAAGCAATTCCCCCAGCCCGGTCTGAACAAGAACTCCAAGAAGACCACCCCGAAGGCCGAAACCGACGTGGAAGAAATCATGGAATCCCCTGACCAGCAGAAGAAGGAAGACGCTGAAGGTGGCGAAGAAAAGGAAGACCACGAAAAGACCCTATCCAAGCCGGAGAAGGGTGCTAAGGCTAAAGCCGAAGACGTGTCCCTCGAACCCCAAGCCGCTACTGCTGCCAAGGCTGATGCCCTGCCGCAGGCTGTTATGGACTACATTAAGCAGCTCGTCGAAAAGGAAAAGAGCGCTTCCAAGACCAAGGCCGATGGCGAAGGTGGCAATCAGCTCGGTGGTATCAACAAAAAGGATGTGACGCTGCCTAAGGACGAAGAGGACACCAAGAACGAAGGTTCTTTCCTCAAGAAGAAGGATGCCAAGGCCGAGTCCATTGGTTCCGCTATCAGCGATGCCAAGGAATGCTCCGAAGAAAACAAGGTTCACGAAGACGGCGTTGCCCCGACTACTGGTAATACTACCAAGGTTGGTGACACCCAGCCTCTCGCCGCCGAAGTTGCTACCACCCCAGTCGCCAAGACCTTTGATAACGTCGTGGAAGCCGCCGTCGAGCGTTTCGCCACGGTTGCCAAGGCCAAGAAGGAAGCCGAAGAACAGCTTTCCAAGATGGGTGAGTCCCTTGCCCTTGAAAAGAACGCCAAGACGGAAGCCTATGCCGCCGTTGCTCAGCTCCAAGCCAAGTTTGAAGCCCTGATGGGTAAGGTTGACCAGATTGAATCCTCTGACAAGTCCATCGAGATGAAGGCAGCCAAGATTGTCTCTGCCTCTGCCTCCGAAGCGGTGGCTGTGGGTATGGACTCTGCCGGTATCAAGACCGACGAAGACGTGATGAAGCAGTTCGAGTCGATTGCCGACGCCCGTGAGAAGAACAAGTTCTTCCTCGCCAACCGTCAGGTCATCGAGCGAGTTGCGATGAGCAACCTCAAGCGTCGCTCCCGCTAATTCTTAACACCTAATACACACAATACTATGGCAAGAGGATTTGGCGGAGGTTACACTTACGGTGCTGCAACTGGCAGCCTGCGTGGCGACAATTTGGGAACAGGTGCCGCGGGTGGCGGTGCTGGTGGCGTCCGTCGTGATGCCGAGGTGACTGCCGCACAGCGAGCCGTCTCTGGCGGTTCTGATGCCAACCAAGCGGTTGCCCGCGTCCAGAACGCCGGTGGTGGCGAATTGAAGCTCACGTCAGAGCAGCTTTCCAATGTGTTGCGCCTACGGGATAATGGCCTGTCGGTTGCTGGCAATGGTGCTATCATGGTGGACATGAGCAAGCTCGGCACATCTGACTTGCTCAAGGGCGAGATTAAGATGTTCGACTCCAAGGGTAAGGAAATGAAGATGGAGCGCACCGTGACCGTCCAGATTGTCGAAAACGGCATCTCTGGATACCGCATGGGAACAAAAGCCGGCACATTTACGCCTGCCCGTGGCAAAGCTGAAATCACGGAAGAACAGCGTCAAGCCATCCTTGGTGCTAACATGCCCCTCCAGATGAGAGGTGCTGTCTTCAATAAGTCTGGTCAGATTAATGGCTGGAAAATCAGCCCCGAAATCTTCCCCGACAAGGCAACGCGTGCGGCCCTATACAAGCATATGAATCGTGACGGAACGCTGCGCTTCTCCCCCGACTCCCCGGTTGCCAAATCCCTTGCCGACATTCGTGGCGGCGGTGGCGTTGACCCCCGCAGACTGAACGACCTTGTGAAGGGCTAATTGCCCACAGAGGTTGACAATAACCAAACCTCGAACTTTCAACCCCCCAATAAAATAATCCTATGAGTAACACTCTCGGTGGTATTAACCTCCAAGTCATTGCGCAGGACAGTCTCACGACCCTCCTTGCTCAATTTCCCTTGGTCAACAAGTTCACAACTGACTTCGGTGGAGACATTCTCCAGCGCGGTGAGTCCGTGACTACTCGCATCGCCTCTGGCGTTGCTGCAACTGACATTGCTGCCGGCGGCTACTCCCGCTCCAATGTCTCCTCCACGGCCAAGACCGTGACCCTGAACAAGCATAAGGGCTTCGTGATGGGCTTCGCTGATGGCGAAGTCGCTCGTGGCGGTTATGACGTTCTTCGTCGCACATTCATTCGCCCGGCTGCCCACGCGGTTGTCAAGGCTGTTATGGATGACGTCTTCCGTCTCTGCACTGCTGGCAACTTCTCCTCGATTGGCTACAACGGTTCCGTTGCCGCCTTCGATGCTGATGCTGTCGCTGACATCTCGCAGTCCCTGACTGACGCCAATGTGCCTATGGCTGGTCGCACGCTCATCGTTCGCCCTGCTCTCTACACCTCGCTGGCCAAGGATAACAGCATCCAGGCGCAGTATGCTTCTGGCACTAACGCTCCTCTGACTGAGAATCTTCTGCCCCGTATCCACGGCTTTGAAATCAATCAATACACTGCTCTGCCTAACGGCACGGTGTCTGGTTTTGGTGTCAATGGTTCCCCGGGCGACGCTGATTACTATCAGGGTCTGGACAACAACCTGAAGGGCATCGCCGTTTCTCCGGAAGCGATTCTGATTGCCGCTCGTCTGCCTGCTACCCCGACCAACTGGTATGGTAATGTCGCCACCGCTACCGATGCGGAGTCTGGCCTTTCCATTCAGGTTCGTGAGTGGTATGATGGTGACTCTGGTGAGCAGAAGCTCTCGATGTCCATCCTCTACGGTATGAGCGTCGGTAACGCCGCCTGCCTCTCGAAGATTATCGCTTCGTAAGCGATACCCCAAAGATTCAAACAGCCCCCTTCATCGGGGGCTTTTTTGTGCCCGTTGACATAGGCACAAGAGAGTCTCGCTTATGGCATACATTCCCAAGTATTCGGCGGTCATTACGGTCAATGCCAACGGGACGGTCACCGTAAAACAGTATGCTGACTCCACACAGGCCCGTCTGGCGTATGAGGACGCCCAGCGGGCGGGTCTTACCTGTTACTACTACTATCGCCCCTACAAGCGTAAGAGCACTATGGATGCCGTCCCCCTTCCTTTGGAGTTCACCATCTAATGACATTTAGAC